CCGCGCAAAAAATCGGGCGAGAAGGGCGTTTGGGTCGCCCGGGAAGGCCACCAAAAATGGGTGAGGCCCGGCTCGCTGATCATGATCACCATCGGCGTGACGCCTGCGGCATCGCCGCACGTGACTGCCCGCGCCGGGCGTTGTACCACCGGGTGACGACCCGTTCCATCTCGGGCTGTCGCATGGCCTTGACCCTCTGCATGACGATGTCCCTGCCTGGGTCGACGGTCACGATGCGCGCCTCAAGCCTCTTGTACTTCGCTCGCGCCTTCGCGCTGGGCTGTGTGTGAATGACGTACACGTCCACCTTGTCGAGGTGCTGGCACGCCTCGTCGATGGCTGCGTAGCGGGCGCGGTGCACCACCTTGGTCAGCACCTCACCGTGTGCGTGGTGGTCAGCGCCGGGGCCGGCCATGGCCAGTGCCATCAGGTCGAGGTCGATGACGATGTCGTTGGCCTTGGCGTGCGCCTTGATCCAGCTGCTCTTGCCCGCGGCTGGCGGGCCGGTGACCACGATCAGCACGGTCAGGTGTACGCGAGGTCGACGACGTATCGGACGCTGTCGCCATCGCTCGCGCTCTGGAGTGCCAGCGTGATGCCGTCGATCTCGATGTGGTCCGTGCCGTAAGCGCAGAGGGTGACGCCGGTCTGCGTGGCGGTCTCGGCCATGCGGTCGAGGGCGTCAGCAAGGCGGCGTAGGGCTGCGGCATCCATCAGGCTGGCCATGGTTACCACCTCCGTGAGGCTCGCTGCGGTGCCGCCTTCGGCCGGGTCGTCGTGCGGTTGCCCCTGCTGCTGTTGCACCGTCGGTGTGCTGAGCGCGCGTTGGCGGGGTCGAGGAGGCTGCCGCCCTTGGAGAGTGGCATCTCGTGGTCGAGGGTGAAGGCGAGCGGGTGGCGCCGGCCGTCGACGTTGGCGGGGATGTTGTGGCCGCAGATCCAGCAGGGCAGGCCGAGGGCTTTCTGTGCTGCGACGAGGCGGCGGTACGGGCGCCCGTTGCGTATGCCGGCCACGGGCGCCACCTCCGTCTACAGGTCGCCGAGGACTTCCTTGCGGGCGGCTTCGGCCTTGCGGTTGAGGGCGTTGGACATCCGCACCGCGGCGATGGTGGACAGCGCCCCCAGCCCGACGAACAGCACCTGCGTGACGATGTTGACGATGTGGACGTGCTGGGTAGCGAGGGCGACGCCCAGGCCGACCCAGCCACCACACGCCCACGCGAACCAGATCCTGAACTTCTCGACTCTTACGGCTTTCTGTACGTCGCTGTAGCTGGCCATGGTCCCCCCAAGGGCTGCGGATGCTGAGAGGGCATCATGCGCCGTTGGGGGGCGTCGTGGGGACGGTGTGGCTGTCCTGTGACCTGCGGGTTGATGGCCGCCGCCTGGTCGCTGCGCTCACCGCGGCCCGTGTCCAAGCGCGGTGGGGGATCTCCATACCCCTCGCCAGGCGGCGGACGTGGAGCACGACGAAGCCCCAGCCGGGGGGATTGGCTGGGGCTTCGCGTGCGTCTGTGGTGCCGCATGGGGGCACAGTTGTACGGCGAAAGCGTTACACGTCGCTGACCTGCGGTCAAGCTGCGTTGCGGGTCCGGCGTTTGGCGGCGAGGGCGGTGACGTCTTCGACGCTGTACCAGGGCTGTCCGACGGTGCCGCCGGAGCGTGCGAGCTGGCTGCGGTGGACGAGCTGGCGGACGCCTCCGAGGGTGATGCCGAGCTGCCGGGCGACCTGGTGGGCGGTGAGGTGACCGGGCTTGATGATCTGCGACTCCATGTCGTCCATGATGCGCGGTCAGCGCTTCTGGTGTGGGCATCCCTGTACCCACCATCCGCACTCGGGGCAGTACTCGTGGACGAGGGTCACGAGGCGTCGGATCACGGCTTGTTCACCTCCTCCTCGCGGACTGGATGCAGGATGCAGGCAACCCCTTCTGCGATCGGGACCACTCTCGCGACTTCAAGGCGCTCAACTGCGACAACGTCCCCTGAGGGGGTAACCCCTCTCGGTGGGGGAGTGGCGGACGAATCGGACATGCGGCGGCGGGCAGCACGCCACAGGAGCAGCGTTCCGACGATCCACAGGGCGAGGATCCCGGCGACCTCGGAGGCAGCGAACACGGCCGCTGTGGTGACGCCCGCGAGCATGAGCAGCACGCATCCGCCGGCCGTCCGGGACGGTTCCTCGGTGTCCTTGGCGGCGCCCATTACACGGCCTGGTACACGTGGTCGGCGAGCAGGTTCGCGGCCCGTGCGAGCGGCACCGCGGCGAACCCGGCCACACCCGCAGAGGTGCCGAGGCAGATGCCGCACCAGGCGCCCCGCTTGAGGACGGATGAGGCTTCGCCGCTGGCCTTGGCCACGGCGGCGATGAAGATGGCGGTCAGGATGAGGACCAGGGCAACGCCGGGCCCGGACAGCGGTACGAACGTTGCGCGGCCCGCGAGCTGCCCGCTGCTGCCTCCGACGCCCCAGACGAGGGCGACGTCGCCGAGCCAGTTGGAGAGCCCAAGGGTGGCGCTGGAGGCGGTTCCGATGAGGCCGCCGATGCCGAGGGTGGTGAGACAGCCGTAGCACCAGGACGCGAGGAACGGAGCGAGTCTGGCGGCGTGCTTGAGCGGGTCTTTCGTCAGCTGCTTGCGGCCGGGCCACCAGGTGACGAGCTGGTAGGCGAGGAGGCAGAGTCCGACGGTGACGCCGCCGTAGGTGACGTAGTTCATGAGCTGGTCCTTCAGTGGAGGACGGCCACGCCGAGCGCGGCGAGAGTGAGCACGAGGGCGACGGTCCCGGAGATCTTCGGGACGTCGGGCAGCGCGATGGCGCAGAGGCCGAGGAGCGCGAGGAGAGCGGCAGTGGCGAAGAACGCGGCGAGCACGGCCTACGCCTGCTGCTTCTCGCGGGCTTCCTGCGCGGCGCCTGCGGCCGCCCAGCGGCGGCGCACGGCCTGCGCAAGGTGGTGGATGGCGAAGCGGGCGACGTCCTCGGGCTGCGCCTTGTATGCGGCCGCGAGGAGGTTGAGGTCGCGCGTCGTCTGCGTCGTCTCGGGGAGCAGCAGACCGGGCGCAGGATGTGCCGCAATGGGCGCCGCAGGCTCAGGCTCGGGATCGGGCGCTTCTGCGATGTCCCTGCGCACGGTGTCGCGGGAAATGCCCAGCTCGGAAGCGATCTCCGCAGGATTCATGCCGCACTGCGTAAGGTGCGCAACGACGATCCGGCGCGTCGCACGGGACATGGCAGTCATCGCCCACCCCCGAACCTGCGGCGATCCTTCTGCTCCCAGCGCTCGCCAGCATCTGCGGCACGGCGGATGCCCTTGCTGCGGTAGTTCTCCCGCCGCTTGCGGGAGGCACGGTCGGACGCAGACTCGCGGCCCTCGTACTTCGCGGCGCGCTCGTGGTCGTCGCCGAAGAGTCGATCGAAGAGGCCCATCAGTGGCCACCCCCGTACCGCTTCGGCTCGCAGATGACGCAGACGTGTTCCGTGCCGCCGTCGCCGCAGTTGTCGACGCAGCTGCGGCACCACGGGGTGGAGGCGTAGCGGCCGCGGCCGTCGAAGCGGGTGTCGGTGGACTCGAACGGGCGGTGGCAGCGCTTGCACGCGTTGTTGGCGCGCTCGGCGGCCTCGGCCTGCTCGGCGGCCAGCCTGTCGCGCAGGTAGCCGACGTCCCAGCCAAGCTCTGCCGGGTCTTCGGCGAGGGCGCCCTTGACGGTGGACCGCACCCATGATGTGCGGTCGAGGATCCGCCTGTCGTAGTCGTAGGCATCGAAGGGCAGGGTGATCGCGTCGAGGACGACTTCGAGCAGGGCGCGGAGGTCTCGGGCCTCGGCGGGGGTGGGCTTCTCGGTCATCGCGCGGCCACCGCCTCGGACGCGGAAGCGAGCAGGTGGGCGTCGTCGCGGTGGTCCTGGGCGCGGCGGTCGGCGCTGCTCGCGTAGTCCTTGCGGCAGAGGCGGTGCAGCTCGGCGAGGTGGGGCGGGGTGGTGCCGCGCTTGGGCGCGGGCATGGAAAGATCGGTCATGCCGACTCCTGGTCTCGTCAGGATGTTCGGTAGAGGGTCGGGCGGCGCGCGCTCCTCCTTGGTGTTCCAGCACCGCGGAGAGTTGCCGTCCGGCCCTCGTTGTCTATGCGGTTGTGTACTTCTTGATCGCCTTCGCGACGGCGGTCCAGCTGAGTTCCAGCTGTTTCGCCAGGGCGTAGACGCTCCCGAGTTCTTCGGCCCCTTCCTTCAGGGCTTCCGCTCGTCTCTTTCGGGCCTGCTCCGCCTGGCTGTCGAGCTGTTCCAGCAGCTCATCCTCCACGCGGATTCGGTCCCTCCATGGGGGCGTTTCCACCTCTCCGAGGATACCGCACAGGGGGTTATGCGCAACCCCCAGTTGCATAGTGTCGCTGTACGCCATCAGGACACCTCCTCGGGCTGCAGCGCTTTGAGCATCAGGAAGTCCCCAGCCTCGTACACGCACGTGCACCACGGGCAGACGATGCGCGTCTCGCCAGCGCGGTGACGCAAGACGGCCCCGCACACCACCCCGGATGCGTCGGCGGCCACGCACTGCCCGATACGGCGGCCGCGGTCCGGGAGGGCGCCGACGATCGACAGAGCGGCGCCCTCGAGCTCGCGTATCTCGCGCGCCAGGTCACCGGCCGCCGGGTAGCTGGCTGCGATCCACTCCAGGTTCATGGACAGCGCTCGGGCCGCGACCAGGACGCGGCGGTCGATGCTGCCCTCGATGGCGGGCTCACCCCAGCCGCGCGCCCGCTGGACGTCGGACCGCCACGACTCCAGGACCAGGGCCATGCCGCCGTACCGGAGGTCGAGGACGTCTTCGTTCACGGGGAGCCCGGGTTCGACGCGGCTCACTGAGACGTGTTCCCCGGGCGAGGCGCCGGCCGGGGCGAGGAATCCGGCCAGCGCCGCATACACCTTCGGTATCCGATCCAGCCGCGCGGCGAGGGCGAGGGTGTCGTGCCCGCACAGGTATGCCTCGCCCGCCTTGCCGTCGCACAGGCCGCACGCGGTGCTCATCGCTCAGTTCTCCTTGGGCTCGGCAACGGCGGCACGGATGTTGGCCGCTATCTGGTGCTCGGCGCTGTCGTTCTGGAGCACGACGCGGGCGTAGGCGTCGAGTTCGGCGCACCACTTGGTCAGCCGCTCCAGGGCGGCCTCGGCCCGCTCGGCGCGCTCGCGGAGCGTCGTTGTGCGGCGCTCCATGAGCCGCTTCGTCTCAGCGGTCACGGCGTCGGCCTGCTCGACGCGGCGGTGCGAACCGGCGAGGAGATCGGCGGCGCGCTCAGCCTTCCGGAGCCGCTCGTACAGCTGGTCCAGGGCGTCGTCCGTGATGCTGCTGGCCGTGTGCCGCTTCTGGCTCATGCGCGTCATCGGTTCCTCCAGGGCGAGTACATCCAGTGGGCGAGGGGCAGGCCGGCGGCGAGCACGACCAGGGCGACGAAACCGAGGACCGCGATCACGACGGCTGCTCCTCGTCGAAGCTGCGGATCTTCGGCGCCGGACTACGCGGCGGGGGCGGGTCGTTGCGGTGCTGCCAGGCGTGCCAGCCCTGTACGGGGTGGGCGATGAGCCAGTTGATGTTCTCGGCGGACAGCACCATCCACACGGCCCACCAGCGGGCGCTGTGGCGAGTCGGACGCTTCCCGACGGACTGCCAGGCGGCCCAGTCGGCGGCGCGGTGTCCGAGCCGGGCCCGGCCGAGGGCGTATCCCGCGGCTGGGGCGGCGACGGCGAGCAGCCAGGTGGCCACGGTCAGGCCTCCTCTTTGTCGGGCTGGGATACGGCGGCGGGCTGGTCGGCTTCGCAGGCGAGGCAGGGACAGGTGCTGACGTTGCAGCCGTGCGGACACCGATCGGAGGTGGGCTGCTGCGCCGCGTCGGCCCTGTGGCGCAGCCCCATCACGACGTCCCGGACCGCGGTGCAGTACCGCGGGTCGCTGTCGGGATCGAGCGACTGCTGCAGCACGCCCTCGTAGAACGCGGCGGCCTCGCGTAGCGCGGCGGGTCCCGCGGCCCGGTCGGCGGGCTCGGGCAGCACGACGGCAGGCTGCTCGGTGATCGTCACCGTGCGGATGTCGTCGCGGTCGTAGAGACCGCCCTCGATCCACGGGCCGACGTGGCGGACGAAGTCGGCGTGGTCGAAGTAGTAGTCACCGTCAGGCCTGGTCTCGACAGTCACGGTGAAGACGGCGCGCAAGCTGGTCATGCTGTGGCTCCTTGATCGTGCGAGAGGATGTCCGTGCTGGCCGCCCCGAGTCCCGCGGGGCGGCCGGTACTGCGATCAGCTGGTGCGGTTCGTGGGTGTGGCGGTGATGTGCCAGCCGAGGTCGCGCAGTTCGGCGACGACCAGTCGGGCGAGGAGCTCGGGTGAGGCTGCGGGGTGTTCGGTCATGACGGCGGCGATGACGGCGCGGACAGCGGCGGGGATCACGCGGCGGCTCCGTGGGGGCAGTGGCCGACGCGGACGCGGGCGAGCAGCTGCTGCACGGCCTGGCGGCTGGTGGCGCGCTCGTGGTGGCGGCAGGCGCACAGCCAGTCGGCGACCGGGGTTTGCTCGCGGTCGAGGCCGCGGACGGTGAGGCCGGCCGGGATGCCGGAGACGAGGACGGGCTGCTCGCTCACGCGGTCCACCGCCTCGTGGGGATCCCGGCCTGCTCGGCGAGGGCTGCGGTGTGACTGGCCCCGCGGCTGCCGTTGCGGATGAACGCGAGGCAGATGTCGGCGCCCTTGTCGACCATGGCCTTGTTGCGGATCGGGCCAGCAGCGTTGCCGTGGACGTGCCAGGCAGCGGGATGCGGTTCTTCGGTGACGCGCTCGAAGTCGTTCGTGCAGGCCGGGGTGAAGGTGGTCAGCGCCCACGCCTTGGCCATGATGTCGGCGCCGGTGGGGCAGCCCCCGTGAGCGACGACTAGGGGCTGATCGTGCGGCAGGATGGCGAGGACTTCGTCGAGGGCGCGGCGAACGACGCCAATGCCCTGCCAGTCGCGGGATCCGGTGACGAGGACGCGGTACGGCTGCTGGGTCACGCGGCTTCACCGTCCTCGGCGGCCGGGACGGGCAGGCCCTGCTGCTCGCGGAGCAGGGCGGCGAACTGGGCGCCGCTCATGGTGACGAACCAGTCGGCCGGGTTGCCCTTGCCGCGGCGCTTGTGCCAGACGACGCCGAGCGTCGCGTGGTCGTTGTCGCGCTCGAGCTCGGCCTCGGCGACCCAGGCGGGGAGTTCCTGCCGGGCGCAGTTCTTCACCTCGATGACGACGCCGGGGATGCCGGCGATGTCGCCGCGGTCCAGGTTGCCGTTGAGGGCGCGGCGCTCGGTCTGGGCGAACCCGGCGGCCTGGAGGTACTGGACGACCGCGGTTTCGGCGGCGGTGCCCTTGGCTTTGGATCGGCTCACAGCAGGGTCTCCTGTACGGGGCGGGGTCGGCATGCGTGGTCGATGAGGACGGGGTGGGTGCAGTGCGGGGCGTGCCAGCGGTCACGCCAGCGGATGTGTTGCGGGGTGTGCTGGCCGCCGGTGAGGCACCAGGCCATGCGGCCGGCGGGGATGGCGTTCGGGTCGACGGGCGCCGGGTCGGCGCGGACGTCGACGGCGGCGACGCGGTCGGGGGTGCGGGCGGTGAGGGTGTCGGCGCCGCAGCGGGGGCACGGGGTGCTCCGCACCGTTTCGGCGGACCGCTGGGCGCGCTCGGCGATGAGGTGCGCCGGGAGGCCGCTCACCAGGCACCGTCGAAGGGGTGCGAAGGGGTTGCGAAGGGGTCTGCGAAGGGGTGTGCGTAGGGGTTGACCTGCGGTGCGAAGGGTTCGAAGGGGTTTCGCGGTCCTGCTGTTGCATAAGGGCTGTTCTGGTTTTCCATCTCCTTATGCGCGTAGGTGTTGGAAAACCCCTTCGATCCCTTCGACTTGCAGGTCAAAGCCTTCGCAAACCCCTTCGCAAACCCCTTCGCAACCCCTTCGCATCCCTTCGCACAGTGGTTCATCGGGCACCGCCGAGGACGGCGAGGGTGAGCCCGTGCGTCACGGCCCGGCGGGTGCGGCCGTCCTTGCCCTGCTGGAACCCGCGCTCCTGCAGGCGGGTCGTGAAGGCCTTCATCGACATGGGGTGCCGGACGCCTGCCTGTTCCGCCCACTTCTTGTAGCTGCCGTACAGCTGGCCGTTCTCAGTGGCGGCGTCGGCAGCCTCGTCGGTCTCCTCTTCCAGCCACGTCGCGAGCGGGTTCGACTGGGCGATGTGCTCGCGGGTCTTCGCGGTGACGGAGTCGGGTACGGCCAGGCCGTGCCGTTGCCAGTCGAGGCAGCCACGGATGGCCCAGTTGAGGACGCCAGCGGCCTCGCGGGCAAGGATCTTCTCGTCGAGGCCGCGGACCCGCTTGGCGGGGGGCACGATGACGTCCCAGCCGATGTCCTGGAGGCGGCGGGCCATGCTGTTGCTGCCGGATACGTCGGGCAGATGGTTGGTCGCCAGGTGGATTTTGCCGACGGGGCGGAAGTCGAAGAACTCGGCGTTGAGGAACCGGGCGCTGATGATGTCCTCGCCGGTGAGCCGCTTGACGAGTTCCTCGTCGAGGGCTTTGCCGCGGCCTTCGGCGGTCCGTCCGGTCTCGCTGGTCGACAGGAATCTTTTGCCGACCATGCGGGCGACGTCGTTGGGGATGCCGCCGTCGCCGTGCTTGGCCATGAGGGTGGAGCCGGGTACGGCCTGGGCGTAGTCGCCGAGAAGGCCCATGACGACGCGCATGAACACGCCCTTGCCGTTGGCGCCTTCGCCGTGGTGGATGAACATGACCTGCTCGCCGGTGGCGCCGGTGAGGCTGTAGCCGACGACGCGGGCGAGGTAGGCGCGGCGCTTGGGGTCGGGCATGACGTCGGCGAGGAAGCCGTCCCACATGGGGCAGGTGGCGGTCGGGTCGTAACAGATGGGTGACTGCTGCATGAGATAGAGGCCGCGGTCGTGGGCGCGGAGGTCGCCGGTGGTGAGGTCGACAATGCCGTTGGCGACGTTGAGGAGCGTCTCCGGCCGATCGAAGGCGTCCATGGTGGAGTGGACGACGGGGTAGGCCTGGAGGACGTCGCGGGCGGCGGCGAGCTTGGGTCGCATGCGCTGCTTGCGGGCCCAGGCGCGGAACTTCTCCTGCTCGCTGGCGGCCGGCGCCTGCGCTTTGCTGCCGGGGTCGGGCTGTGGCGTCTCGTCGCTGTAGTTGGGGGCTTCGTCCTCGAGTTGGTTGATGGTGTCGACGGCGCGGGTCCACACGCCGGTGTTGGCTGCCTTCAGGGTCCAGCGGCCTTTGTCGTAGTACGCCCAGCGTTCGATGTCGGCGAGCCACCGGATCTCGCTGCCGTACCGGTCGATGATGCGTTCGGCGTTGCCGAGGTCGTCCCATTCACGGGCGGGCATCGGGGAGGGCAGGAGGACGGGCGGTTCCTCGGGCGCGGTCCACGCGGTGCTGCTCGCCGCCGGGGCGGCCGGGGCGGTGGGCTGCTGGGGGAGGAGCAGGGCGAAGCCGTTTCGGTCGCGGGAGACCGGGGGCCAAGGGGTGCGGGGGTGGGCCATGCCTGCGGTGAGCCCGGAGTTGATGGTGGGCAGGGCTCGCCCGTCGGGGTGGTTGCCTGCGCGGGCGGCGGCGAGGAGGGTCTGCCGGGCTTCGCCTTCGGTGAGCGCCCCGGCGCCGACGAGGGTGCCGATGTTGAACGCGGCCGTGTTGAGCCGGTTGTTCTGGTCGCCGTCCGGGGCAGCGGCGATGGCGTCGCATTCGGCCTGTACGGCTTTGCGGGTGTAGGCGTCGTGCCGGTCGGCGGGCAGCGCGATCACGTTGCTGGGCGGCGCGACGGGTGCGGGTGCGGGCTTGGTCTGCAGCGCGGTGAGCAGCCAGGCGGGCGCCGGGACGGGCGACTGCTCGGGGTCGTCCAGCTCGTAGATGACGCCGGTGGCGTGGACGGAGCCGGGCCCGATGACGTAGGCGTTGCCGGCGCGGACGTCGCCGTCGAACTGTCCTCGGAGGATGCCGAGGCCGTTGCCGAGGGGGGCGTCCGCCGGGGCCCAGTAGTAGTCGTGGTGGCCCTTGGCGGTGTGGACACGCATGGTCGGGGTATGCGCGTGGCCGAGGCGGGCGGCGGTGTCTTCGATGGCGCCGGGCCGGTCGGAGTCGACGACGAGCAGCTGCTCGCCGCCCGGGCCGCGACAGGCGCCGACGGCAACGCCCACGTTGCGGAGCTGCCCGCCGAACAGGGCGACCGCCTGCTGCTCGGTGCGGGCGTGGCTGCGGGTGAACGGCACGGCGGGGTGCTTGCCGCGCTGGGTACAGGTGGCGGGGTCGTGACCCTGGCCGATGCCAGCGCACCGCTGTAGCCCGGGGTGGTCCACGGGGAAGACAGCGAAGCCACGGCTGGTGAGCCACAGGGCGCCGTCGAGTGGCGTGTCGCGGACCGGTGCGGTGCTCAAGGGGGTGCGCTCCTCGGGTTGGCGGCTGGGGGTTTGCCCGCCCGCCGCCGCGGCGTGGGGGTCGCGCGGCGGCGGGCGGTGCTGGGGGGGCCTAGAACGGGGGCATCTCGCCGGTGACGGTGTTGACGCCGGGCGGCGCGGCGGCCGGGGCGGGCGCGGCGCCGACGGCGTTCCAGTCGATGGGACCCGTGGTCTGCACGGCGCCCGCGACCTGCGCGGGCGGGGCAACGAGTTCGGTGTGCGCCGCCGGGGCCGCCGCGGCCGGAGCCCCGCCCCAGGCGCCCAGCTCGATGGACGCGGCCGTCTCGTACTTCGCGACGTACTGCTTGGGCGGGGACATGCCCCGCTCCTTGGCCTGTCCGTCGTGCGTGTAGCGGACGTGCAGGGTGCCGCCCACCTCCAGGCCGCGGGCACCGGCCTGCCGGACCGCGTCGGAGACGGCGTTCTTCATCTGGCCCTTGATGAAGATGCGGCGCTTGCCGTCGTCGTCCTCGAAGGCCGGGTCACGAAGGTCGGTCTGCACGGTGACGACGAGCTGCATCATCGGGTCGCCATCCGCCCAGAACTTCTTCTCGCCGGACTTGATGTCGCGCTGCTGCTCGAGGGTCGGCGGTTCGGTGATGCGGCCACCGATCACGGTCCCGGGGGTCGGGAACTTGGCGGTGGCTGCTCCACCACCGCCCATGAGGAAGCTGTTCGCGTCCACTGATGCTCCTGTGCTTATGCGATGAGGGATTCGAAGCCGTGCCGGGACGGCGACGACTTGGAGACGCCCGGGCAGCCGACGGCGAGGTCGGTCGAGCCGGGCTTGAACCACTCGCAGAACCGGCACTTCGCCAGTTCGTCCGTGGGGATTTGGGACCACCAGGTGTGGTCGTAGGGGGCGTTCGCGTCACCGGATGCGGTGAGGCGGGCGCGGATGCGGTCCAGTCGGGCGAGCGCCTCGAGGGCGACCTGCCGGTCGTAGGGCTCGGTCCAGACGTGGACGCGGAGCTCGTGGTAGCGGCCGACGAAACAGATCGCGACGCGCTCGACGTGCTCTCCGGCGTTCTCCTGGCCGAGCCCGTACAGGTGGGCCTGGGTGCGGTACTGGGGGCCGGGGCCCTTACGCCGGTAGTTGTCGAGCGTGGTGTGGCCGACGAGTTTCCAGTCCCACACGGTGCTGGTGGCGCGGTCGAACAGGTCGGTGCTGCCCGCGATGACGGCGGCCTCGATGGGGTGGGGGCGGACGGTGACCCGCTCTTCCACCTTGTAGCGGGGCCGGCCGTCGGGCAGCACCGTCTGGCGGCGGGTGAAGGCTTCTTCCATCCAGGTGTGGAAGCCGGTGCCGATGATGCTGGCGGCCGGGTCACCCTCGGCGGCGGAGCGCGGCCAGTCCAACTCCTTGTAGGTGAGGCGCCGCTCGCAGGGGTCGCCGACCTCGGACGGGCCGAGCCGCTTCTGAAGGGAGCGGGGGGCGTTGTGGGCGGTGTCCACGATGAGCGCGGCGATGCGCTCGGCGAGGGCCTCGCCGGTCTCGTCGGAACCACTGGTGCGCGGCGCCATCGGTCAGGCCTCCTTCGCCCACGCGGCGACGGCCTCGCTGGCGCTGACGAAGTTCCCCCAGAGCCGGGAGTCCTCGCCGCCGGGCACAGGCAGCCCGGCGAGGAGGATCCGGACCACGTCGACGACCGCAGCCGGATCGGCCCACCGGTGCAGCGGAAGGAACTCCGGCTCGTACTTCAGCTCGCCGTGCCTCTTGCGGGGCGCCCACTGCCACTGCTCGGCCGGGTGCTCCCACAGGAGGGCGATACCGTCCTCGTGCACCGTCGTGTCCAGCCCGGAGGCGTCGCCGTCCCATTCGAGCAGGGCGTCCAGCTCGGTGCCGCTGTCCGGGTCGAAGCGGTTCTCCTCGGTGTCGCGGGTCTCGGCCCACGTGGGTTCCAGCCCGGCCGCGGTGAGGGCGTCTACGACGGCCTCGATGTAGGGGTCGTGGGGCAGGGTGGGGATGCTCATGCGTTGTCCTTCGTGGTCTTGAGGGTGTAGAAGCGGCGCCCGTTGTCCTCGTGCTGCACGAGGTGGCCCATGGCGTGGAGGATCCGGAGGTCGGTTCGGGCGGTGGCCCGCAGCGGCTCGGTGTCGCCGAACGCGCCGTAGACCTGCTGCACCTTGCGGGTGGTCCACTCGCCGCGCTGGGTGCGTATCGCGTCGAGGAGCTGCGCGACGCGTCCGGCCGGTCCGGGAGTGGCATCGGCCCCGGTGGGGCTGCTCTTCTCCCGCTGCTCGGCGAGGGCTTCGTCCCGGTAGGCGTCCAGAGCGTCACGCACCTCGGGCGCGGACCAGACGGTCATGTCGCCGGGGGTGGTGCGGATCATCACCTGCAGTCGCTCGCGGGCGTTCATCGCTCGCACCCCCGGACCACGGCCAGGCAGCCGAGCATGTAGGGGACGAGCGTCGCGAGGGCGACCAGGACGGCGATCACGATGCGCCACCCGTCGTCGGCAGGTCGTGACCGACGCGGTAGGTGTGGTGCAGCGGCGAGTCGTGGGGGTCCTCGAGCTGCAGGGCCTGGGTGGGGGCGATGCGGCGGGTGATGCCGTCGGCCTCCGTCTGATCGCACTGCCTGTCGAGCAGCTCTCGCAGGTGCCGGACGCGAGGGGCGGCAGGCAGCTGCGCGGCCTTGTCGGTGAGCGCGTACACGATCGGGTCCTCGTCGACCGGCCGGTCCTTCGCGGCGAGCTGCTCCTCTGCCTGGTCCGCCCGGGCCCGCTGCTCCCGGCACAGCCGGTCCAGCGTGTCCGCCCGGGACATCTGCGCGGCCACGCAGGCGTGCAGGTGCTGGATCTGCTCGACCGGGTTGAGGAGCCGGACCTCGGCGTCGCCGTAGGCGGCGGCCTCCAGCTCGGCGACGCGGGCGATCAGCCAGTCGACAGCCGGGGTGAGCGTCTTGCCCAGCGGGAACGGGACCTTGCGCTCTTCTCCGTTCGGGGCGAGCGACCCCCGCATGTCCATCGCGTCGTTCTGAAGCGCGATGAGCCGGATCCGACGGCGCTCGCGCTGCTCCTTTAGCTCGGTGTTTTCGGCGCGCAGCTCGACGACCTCGGCGGCGTGCTCGGGGGAGTTGAGCAGGCACGCGCTGTCGAGGGCGATGGCCAGGCCGGTCGGCGTGCGACGGTCCTGCTGCATCGCGGCGAGGATGACGCCAGCGGCGGCGTTTACCGCACGCGTCGTCATGCCGGACTCGCTTCGGCGGGGCAGCGCCTGGTCTGGGATGATCGGAGCCATGAGGCTCCTCCTCTCGTGGTTGGTGTGAGGCGCCGAGTCGTTGGGTCGCCGGGCCGGGTAAGTCGGGCGGCCCTTCGGCGCGTTCAGGGGGTCAGGCGGCGGTCGCCAGCTGGTGGTGGCGCTGCCGCATCAGGAGCCGCTCGTAGGCGGCCGTGCGTTCCGGGCTCAGCCGTCCCGCCGCGTAGTCGGCGGCGATGTCGGCGAGCGCCTGGTCGAGCACGGCGCGTGCGGCGGTGCAGGCCTGGGCGCGGGTCACGGTCGGCGCGCTCACGTTGATGCCTTGACACGAGCGAGCGGCTTGAGCAGCGCGGCCATAGGTAGGCCGTAGATGAGCTCGACGCGGGCGGCGGTGTGGACGCTGGGTGCTCCGTGGCCGTGCCACAGGCGCCAGCCGGTCATCGTGCCGATGCCGAGCTCGGCCGACATCTGCCAGCTGTTCGGTTGGCCGGCGGCTGCGGCGGTTCTCTGTAGTGCTGTTCGGTCGTACCTCACTTAGGCATACCTCTCTTGTTCAGCAGGTAGCTACCTGCTGCAGTAGGTAGACGCTACCACTATCTACCGGGCGAGGTAGATAAAAGAGAGTGTGAAGGCCGTGTGGTTACGCAGCGTTTGGTGAGGTGCCTCAGTGTTCGAATTTTTGCGCGAAATGCCGTGTGCGGCATGGGTTGCGGCGTCGAACAGGCCGGGGATAGTGTGCGGAGACCATTTTCCCGGGATATGCCAACTGGCCCACTGGGGGCTCCATGACGCGATAGCTACTTCTACCGACCTATCGCACGCGATAGCCTCGACGACATGTCTACACACCAGACGGACGCCCAGCGCTTCGGCGCATGGCTGGCCAAAGAACTTCAGGCGAGGGGCTACGATCTCGGGCCCAGAGGCGGAGGCCGCGCACGATTCGCACACGACGCAGGCGTCAGCCCCCAAGCCCTCGGCCGGTGGCTTCGCGGCATCGAACGCCCCAACACCAACGCCATCGAACAAGTCGCACGGCGCCTGGGTCTTCCTATCGCACCCATGCTCGCCATGTGCGGCTACATCGACCCAGAGGAGCTACCGGCCCGGGGGGACCGGAGCATCACTCAGCGTGAGGCCCTAGAGGCGTTGGGTGTCACCAATCCAGCTCATCAGCAGGCTGTACTCACCATGATCAGCGCCCTCGCAGGGGGGGCGAACACCAGCTAGGAGCGCACGACATGAACCGTATCGATATTCGCCCGCGCACCCGCTACACGCTTGCCGGCCTGGCGGGCCTCACCCTGATCGTGGGCCTGGATATTCAGGTAACTGCCCGTGCCACCGGCGTCATCACCAAGGCGTCGGACATTGGTCTCGCCCTCAGCATTCTGGGCACCCTGAGCCTCGCCGCCACCTTCCCTGCCGCCGCCCGGTCGTTCTACCACTGGGCGCACGACCGGGGAGTGACGTCCCATTCCCGGCAGTTGCGTCTCGACGCTGTGCTCCCTTCCCGCGACACCGCTGACGTGGTGCACCTGGGGAAGCGCGCAAGATAGCGCCATTGCATTGCCTCGAGGCCCCGGCGCTGCACCGCGTCCGGGGCCTACCTGTACCCGGAGCCCGACATGAGCACAGAGCCGTTCATCGGATACGTCCGCGTCAGTACCTGGCGCGAGGAAAAGATCAGCCCGGAGATCCAGCGTGCTGCGATCACCACATGGGCTCAGCAGACAGGCCGTCAAGTCATCGACTGGGTGGAGGACCTGGATGTGTCCGGACGGCATTTCAAGCGGAAGATCATGGGGGCGATCCAGCGCGTCGAGCGCCGCGAGGCCAGAGGGATCGCCGTCTGGAAGTACAGCCGGTTCGGCCGCGACGACTACGGCATCCAGATCAACCTGCGTCGCCTCGAACAAGCGGGCGGCACGCTGGAGTCGGCGACGGAGCGGATCGACGCAACCACCGCCGTCGGCCGCCTGAGTCGCCATGTGCAGTTCGGCATCGCGGAGTTCGAGTCGCGGCGCATCGGCGAACAGTGGCAGGAAACCCACAAGCACCGCATCGCTCAGGGCGTGCCATCCGCCGGCCGCCCCCGCTTCGGCTACATCTGGCACCCACGCCGCATCCCCGACCCGGCCTCGCCTACGGGATACAGCACCCAGCAAGAGTTGTACGAGCCGCACCCCGAGCTGGCGCCCCTCGTCGCATCCCTCTATGCCCAGTACCTCGGCGGCACCGGCATGGTCGCCCTCGCCCAGCAGCTCAACGCCGTCGGCCACCAGACCACGCGCGGCGGCCCATGGGGCTACGACAGCCTCCTGCGCTACCTCGACTCCGGGTTCCCGGCCGGGATGCTACGCGTCCGCGACGACTGCGATTGCCCCAAGGCCGAGGGCCGCGGCTACAAGAGCTGCCAGCACTGGCGGTACACCGACGGCGCGCATCTGCCGATCATCGGGTACGGCATCGACACCAACCCGACAGAGATTTGGGAGGCGTACCGGGAGCGGCGATCCCTGGTCCGCAGCCAGCCACCTCGCGCGCGCCACGCCACCTATGAGCTCACCGGCCTGGTGCGCTGCTGCTACTGCGGTCACTCGATGAGTGCGAAACGGCGCGGTGGCGGCCGGGATGCGGACTGGCGGTGCTCGCGCCGGGCGGGCGGCGTGCCATGCCCCGGCACCGCGGCCCCCGGCGGCTGGCTGCTGGCCGAGGTCGTGCTGCCCTTCATTCGGAAGGTGGCGGCCGGTGTGGACGCGGCCCCCGCCACCATTTCCGCGCCGCGGTCGGCCGGCCCCGACCCGGGGGTGCAGCGGGCGCGTCTCTCCACCGAGTCGGCGCGTCTCTCCGATGCGCTGGGCAGACTCACCGTCGATTACGCCCTCAATCCCGACCGGTATCCGGCCGACGCCTACGACCAGGCGGTGAGGCGGTTGGAAGCCGACCGCAAGCAGGTGCTGGCCGAGCTGGCGCAGTGCGAAGAGGCGAAGCTGGTGCGGACGGCGGCCGACTTCCAGCCGCTGGCCGCGGATCTGCTCGCGCAGTGGGAGGAGCCGAACCTCCTCACCGTCGTGACTAAGAACCTGCTGCTGCGGCAGCTGATGCGGTACGTGTGGGTGCTGCCTCGCCCATCTCGCTATCAGGCTGCGGCGCGCGTGATCCCCGTGTGGGAGGACGAACCCGCACTCGTCCAGTAGTGCTAACGTGCTGGCCCTCGGGGGGCGTGAGTGGCAGTTTGTAGGCCATGCCCGACGGGATCGCCTACAAAGTGGCGGAGTCTCTGACCTGCTGAAACGGTGTTCTCGGACGACAAAGGACCCCAGGCGGCATGCCGCCTGGGGTCCTGTCGTTTCTGCGCCGGGATGTCTACGTGCCGCGGACGCGGCCCCGAAGCGGAACGTGAGCTACCGTATACGGTCTGCACATATGATTTCAATGGCCAACGTGATTCGGCAACATTCTGCCGTGACAGGATGATCATGGGGCCGTGACCGTAGACGCGTGCTCGATCCCCCGCCCGGCCTCAGCGCGTTCCGGCGCCTACTCGCCGACCACATTCGCGAGGCCCGTACCGGACGGCACCTGTCCCAAGAACAGCTCGCCCATGCCGCCGGACTGGCCCCCCGCACCATCGGCGCCATCGAGTCCGGCCGCACCGGCACCAGCACAGATAGCCTGTACGCCATCGCTCGCGCCCTCCAGGTGCCCGTCACTCACCTGGTCCAGGACGAGGTCGAGCCCCAGCCGTGATGCCCAGCCGGGGCTCTGCTGCGGCGGAGGGTCAGGCGCCGAGCGTCCCCGCCTTCACGGCGCCGAGGAACGAGGTCCAGGCCTCGCTTGAGGCGGCGGTCGTGCCGCGGGGGCGGTCCTTGGTGTCACGGAAGAACGCCCCGCCGACGGCCTTGGCGACCTCGACGCAGGCCCCGTTGCCGCCGCTGTAGCTGGACGTGGCCCAGGCGAGTTCGTCGGTGTTGTGCATGGTTGCCTTTCGGTTGTTTCCTTGCCGTACCGGCGCGGGTGGCGCCGGGGGTTGTTATGACCACGTGCTCCCGGACGTGTCCGTGAGGCTGGTGCGGCCATTGAAGCGGTCGACGTGCCGGCCGCCATGGCCGGGCCGGAGTGTGCAGCGGCCCACGCTGGTCGGGTTCCGTGCCCAGCAGTAGCCAGCCGCCCCCCCGGCCGCGCGGGACTTCTCCTCGTTGTCCGGGAACCCGGGCTTCCGCCCGCTCATGCGGCTGCCCTGCCCTGCTTGGCGAGCTGCTGGAGCGCGTGCCCCTGGTCGCAGCCCTCGGCGGAGTCCTTGCATGTGCGGCAGTCCTGGGTGTGGTCCAGGAGGGCCCGATACGCGGCGCGGCTGGTGCAGCCTCGGCAGGCGCGCGGGTACCAGGACACGGGTTCACCTGCGCGGTTCGCGCTGTGCATGCCGAGGTCGACTGCGGTCGCGGGCGTGAGGGCGATGCCGTCCCACACGCAGGCCATCCCGCGGACTTGGTGCTCGGACAGGCCGGCCAGTGGCGGGAGCGCTAAGGCGTCGAGGGCTGTGGCAGATAGGTGGTGCGCTGTACCTTGCTGCATGTCGACTCCAACCAGTCGTCCACGCCCCGGGGCCGTTTGCGCGGTTGCCGGGGTTTCTTGTGTCTCCCGACGCTAGGAGCGTGGCCAGTGGCGTCGCCAGGAATGTGCACGGATGTACACGCGACCTGTTTGCGGTCTTGACCAGTCAAGTCGGACACAGGACGGTGGTGTACATCCCTGAACACGACGCGCGTTGGAGGCGACCGTGGATCTACAGTTCATCGGGATCGACCCAAACACCGGAGATGGCGAGAGCCCCACCGTGTGGGTCGACCAGGAGGCGAAGGAGCTCGTGCTCCAAGGGTGGAAGCCGGGCCTGGAACTCGAGGCGGAGTGCGCGCGGTTCGAGGTTCCGGGCCACGCGGTGGGCATCCCGGAGCACGAGGCCGTGATCCGTATCCCCGCCAGGATGGTGCCGATGATCAGGGAGGCGTGCGATGCCGTTGAGCGTGCCGACGTTTCCTGAACTCCTCGGCTCGGCCACGAGTACGGCCATCCACCTGGAGATGCGGGATAGCTACGCCGTCGATTACGAGAAGGGACCGTTCGCCGATTGGCGGGCGGGGTTCCGCCACGACCCGGCGGACCGCGCGTCCTGGTGGCGGCCGTGGCTCGACTTGATCCAGGAGACGGTGGGCCGCGGCGTCGTCGTCCGCCGGGCTCGTATCGTGTCCGAGCCGGTCAGCGAGTACACCCGGTTCCTGTATGACGGCACGTTCACCAACGTCGCCGCGGGCGAACAGGTGCGGTGGCTGCCGCGTCGTCAGGCCTCGGGCATCGCGCTGCCGGGCAACGACTTCTGGCTGATCGACGGCTGTCTGATCCGGTGGAACCACTTCACCGGTGAGGGAGCGTCCGCGGGCGGCGAGATCAGCGAGGACCCGGCCGCCGCGAAGCTGTGCGCCGACGCCTTCGAAACGGTGTGGGACCGCGGTATCCCGCACGACAACTACAAGATCAGCTAGCGCGAAAGTGGTCAGGCCAGCTCATGCCCATCTCCCCGTCCTCCTCGGCCCAGGCCGCCCGCGAAGCAGTCGCCGGGCGCCTGAAGGAACTTCGTGCCGATGCGGGGATTACTGGGCCTGAGCTGGCCTCACGCTGTGGCTGGAGCCACCCGAAAACGTATCGGATCGAGGGCGCGCGCACGCCACCGTCAGCCGACGACATTCGCCGCTGGTGCGAGGCGTGCGGCGTCGCCGGCCAGAGCGACGACATCATCGCCCAGTCCCGTACTGCCGAGTCCATGTACACGGAATGGCGGCGCAAGGCTCGCACCGGGTTGAAGCAGCTGCAGAAGAGCTACGTGCCGCTGTTCAAGTCGACGAAGCTGTTCCGGGTCTACTCGCCCACCATGGTTCCCGGCCTGCTCCAGACCGAGGGCTACGCGATGGGGCTGATGTCCACGATCACGAGGTTCCGGGACATCCCCAACGACGTAGCCGAGGCGGTTGCCGCGCGGCTCGAACGCTCGCGCATCATCCATGAGCCGCGCCGCCGGTTCGCCATGGTCATCGAAGAGCCGGTGCTCTACTACCGGCTGGGGGACAGCGATGCGATGGCCGCGCAGCTCGGCTATCTGCTGACCGCTGGCGCCCTGCCGTCGGTGTCGCTGGGCATCATCCCCAGCGCGATCCCGGAGCGCTCCATGTGGCCGCAGGAGCTGTTCCACGTGTACGACGAGACCCTCGTGTCGGTGGAACTGCTGGCAGCCCGTGTTCAGGTCACGCAACCCTCGGAGATCGCGCTCTACGTGAAGGCATTCGAGCAGCTGCGTGGCATGGCGGTGTACGGCGCGGATGCCCGCACGCTGATCGTGAAGGCGCTGGACGCGCTGCGCTGACCCCGGACGCGACGAAGCGGCCCCGCCCTCCCGAAAGGAAGGCGGGGCCGCGGTCATTCAGCGAGCGAACAGGGCGATGGCGCCGGTGGCCGCGCCCGCGATACCGGTGAGGATGCCGATGGTGGGTAGCGGCCACCGCGTTTGCTCGATCGCGTCCAGGCGCCGTTCATGGTCGTCGAGCCGCTTGTCGGTCTGGTCGCCGCGCTGCACCAGCAGCGCGAGCTGTCCGTCGACGCGGGCGAACCCGGCCTCGACGGTGCCGCGGAGCCGTTCCAGCTCGACGGCGACGGCCGGGTCCGGTGTGGTCACTGGCGGCTCGCCTCGTCGGTGCGCAGCCAGGCGGGCAGCAGCTGCTGCACGCCAGGCAGGGCCATGACGCGGGCGAAGCCGCCCGCGACTGCCAGCGATCCGGCGGCCCAGGGCAGGGCCGCGGGGACGCCGGACGCGGCGACAATCCCAGGCAGCGCGACAGCGAAGCCGGCCGCGGCCTGTAGCACCGTGCGAACGGTGCGCTTCGAGGTGTCCTTCATGGTGGCGCTCTTTCAGTCGGTGACGGTGAAGCCGTGCCGGGCGGCGAGCAGCTTGAGGGAGGCCTTGCCGGGGATGCCGTCGGCGGCACTGCCGGTGTAGCCGCCGCCGGCCGGGGAGCGCTGCCAGCGGGCATACGCCTCGACGGACTTGGTGCCGAAGCTGCCGTCGACGTACTGCGAGGCGAGCAGGCCCTCGGCCTTCAGTGCCTTCTCGACGAGGAGGACTTCGGCCTTGTGCGAGGTGTGGCCCTGCGCGGCCGCCGGGTCGTGCCGCGCGGCGTACACGACGTGCGCGAGGGACACGGACGGCTTCACCGCCGGGGCGGGCGGCGACCAGCGCCAGGACGCGACCGCCTTACCGCCGCGCGGGTCCCGGGGGTCCGCAGTCGGCGGGCAGACGCCGTCCGGGAAGCGGGGCGCGAAGTAGCCAGTGACCCGCGCGGATCCGCGCGGCGTGGCGTGGGACCAGACGCCGTTGCCCTGACCAGCGTCGGTCGACCCGGCCTTCACGCTGTTGCCGCCCTTGGTGAACACGGTGCCGGCATCGAACCCGACGACGATCTCCGTGTGCGCGCCCGCGCCGAAATCGACCCAGGCGCCGACGGACGGGTATTCGGACCACTGGCCGCGCTGCTTCGCCCAGGCCGCCATCGCGGCGACGCTGGCCGTCTTCGGCACGATCGCGTCGAGGCCGACGTCGTGGTACATGTCCCAGTCGAAGATCGCGCACCAGGCGACGCCGTCCCAGCCGTACTCCGTGCCGAACTGGGTGTGGTTGTCCCAGCCGTCGCGGCTGTTCCAGTGCTCGTAAACGCGCTCGGGGACGGCCATCACGTGGTCGACCAGGCGGCGCCAGACAGGAGTGGACATGAGGGCAGCCCCTTTCTGGGCATGAAGAAAGCCCCGGCCAGCGGCTCGGGGCTCGGGGGAGGGTGGGGTGGGTCAGGTGGCCGACTCGTAGAAGCCGGTGATGCGGACCTGGGAGCCGCTGGCCATGGCCTCCGGCACCGATGCGCTGTGGAAAGAGAGCCGGCAGTCACCAAACGCGGCCGGGAAGAACGTGCCGATCTGGGCGGCGTTCGGCGAGACCACGATCTGGCCGTTCCACCGGTTCGGGGCCAGCATCTGAGCGCTTCCGATCATGCTGGCGCCTTGGTTGGCGGCGGTGAAGGGCAGCGTGAAGTTGTAGGCACCGGCCCCGTAAGTCGTCGTGCTGCCGCAGGTGAGGTTGATGTGGAAATGCACGTCGCGGCCGACCTTGAGGTAGCGGCCGCTCAACGTCCCATTTCCCAGCACCGGGTTGGTGGTGGCCCCGGTCCACACCGGGGTGTACGTCGACCAGGCGCCATAGAAACTGTTGAGCTGGTCGCGGATCTCTTGGTTCATGAGCGCCGCGCTGACGATCTCGCCGACGACCCAGGTACGCGGGGCAAACGTCATGACGTGCTGCTTTCAGGGCCAGGGTCGGGCACGGGGTCCGGCGGCCGGTTGGGGTTGTTGGGGTCGTCGTCGTTCCACCAGTTCCGCAGGCCCGGCTTGAGCGCGAGGAGGCCGGCCTCCACGGCGTCAGGGGCGGCGGGGAAGATCAGTGCGCACCATCCCCACTGGCACTCGGTGCACGCGTACCGGGGGTCGGTGGGAGAGACGACCTGCGCGGAGCCGCACGAGGAGCAGTCGGCGACCCACCGGTTCTGGTTGATGCGGGCGTAGTACGTGTCGTCGACGGTGCCCTCGGGCGGGACGGCGCGGCGGCCCATCCGGAACTCCATCCACTTCCAGACCAGCTCCGCCGCGGGCACGTCTGCCCACGCGTCCCGAGGCAGGTTCGAGGGCGGCGTGTAGAACGTCTCGGCGCGCACGACGGCGATGGCCACGGCGTCCCCTTTCAGTAGGCGAGGCGGGTGGTGGAGTCCAGGACGGAATAGACGGAGTCGTCGAGGACCCACACGGAGTCGTTCACGGTCGCGCTCGTGTGGAACTGGATGACGTGCGACTTCTCCTTGAGCGTTTCGGTGTAGCCCTCGACGGTGACGCGCAGGCTGGACGTTGGCGCCTGCGCGGGCAGGTTGAAGATCGTGAAGTACGAGCTGATGTCGGCGTCGAGGACATCGAGGAAGGCCGGCATCGTGTACGCCTCGATGGCGACCTCGCGCAGTTCCGGCCCGGGATTGGCGTACCGGGACACCAGCCAGTACGCCGCGTCGAGGACCGAGTTGTCGGACGTCTTGAGGATGTCGAGGGGCTTTGGGTATTCGCCGAACGCGACGACGCTCGAGGGCGCGGTGACCCGCTGCGTTGCGCCCCCCGGCCTGCTCGCGTCGACAGAGTTGACCAGCTTCTGATCGTCGTCGGCGAGCTCGGTTCCGGGCTCCAGGTCGGCGTAGTCGATCGTGAACGCCTCGGACGCCGGGTCCGGGTTGTAGCGCACGTCACGGGATTGGTAGGCCAGCCCGTAATAGTCCCGCTCGGCGAAGAGCTTCCCGGACTCGGTGCTCTCGACCTCCCGCATCCGGGCCACCACACCGGAGCCGCCCGGCCCCTGCGAGGCGATCGGGTCGTGGGTGGTACCCGCGATCGTCACCGACGGAACGCCGGCGTACCGGGCCAGCCGCTCGATCCGCACGTCCGCGTCCTCGCCCGCGTACCCGGTCATGCCTGCGTCGTAGTGGGTGGCCGCGGTCGGGCCGGGGTCGTAGTCCAGGGTGGAGTAGATCGTGGCGTGGCCGATGCTGCCGTTCCACAGGCGGGTGTTGCGGTAGCCGCCCACGTGCAGCATCCGCTGCCCCCAGCGCCGGGGCACGGCGAGGGTGGAGTCGACGAGGACGCCGTCGATCCATACGGTGCCCGCGTACTGGTCGTAGACGACGTGGTGCCAGGTGCCGTCGGCCAGGGTGGTGGGGCCGCTGATCGTCTCCACGGTGAGGGCGGTCCCGTCGGAGGTCCATTCGATCTGCAGGTTGCCGCCGGCGCCGATGGACAGCAGGTGCTGGGAGATCAGGTCGGGGGTGTGGACGCCGAGGATGCACCGGCCGGTGGTGGTGGTCTGGAACCAGACCTCGAAGGTGAGGAATTGGTACATCGCGGGGTCTTCGAACTGCGGGCCCAGGTCGGCCGACAGCCACTTGCCCACGGTCGCCGACGACGGTGTGAACACGGGCAGCTGCTCGTCTGTCTGTGTGGGCCCGGCCGTGCTGCCCAGGGTGAGGGTTCCGCCCGCCCCGGCCTGGGTGATGGCGAGCGAGGGGCCGCCGTTGCCGCCGATGTCGCCAGCGGTCGTCGACGTGCTGTCCTCGGTGAGCGGGTAGTACACCATCGGCGTCAGCTCGATGATCTCCTCGGCGGCCATCGATCGCAGCGCTGGCAGCCGGTTGAGCCGTTTGAACAGGTCCGTGCACGAGATCGTGACGGTGGAGACCAGACCCTCCCAGTCCACCGGGAATTCGTTGACCATGCCCCAGAAGCGGGGCCGGACCTCGGCGCCGACCAGATCCCACTCGGCGAAGTCGCCGACGCCTCCGGACCGGAACGCGGCGAACTCGGCCTGGACCTGGTCGCTGGCCACCCACGCAGGAGTGGCCAGCGAGCGGCGTACCGTCCAGCCGAAGCCGTCGGAGCTGGTCTCGAAGTAGACCGTGCCGGAGGCCTCGCGGATGCGTAGCCACGCGTGGTCGATCGGGCTGTAGGTGAGGATGGTGGGCGACGCATCCGACGACGCCACCTCGTTCAGCGCGAGGAGCTGGCCGGTGAGCGCGTTGTACTGCCAGCGGAAGCGGGTCCCGCTGGTCTGCGAGTAGACGTACATGCTCAGCGACGCGGAGGACGAGCCACCTGCCGCGGGGATCGTGCACAGCTTGGCGGTGAGCTTGGACCCGGCCAGGGTCCACTCGCGGTTGCTGGTATAGCGGGAGGTGACGCCGGGGGTGACCGGCAGGCGCATGCGGCTGTTGGTCTCGGTCGCCCCGCCGGCCGTTGTCCACAGCGTCGTGTTGATGAGGCCGTCGTCGAAGTCGTCGCCGAGTTGGGCGAGCGGGTACGGCGACGACCCGGACTTCGCCGGCATGACGGCGACCGCGATGCGGATCGGGGCGTTGCGCCGCACGAAGGGGTAGTACGGCGAGCCAGCATTGCCCGGGGTAAGCGCGCCGTCCTGGTTGTCCAGGGTCAGTGTCGCCGTGCCGGGCTGCGTCTCCGACAGTTCATCGGCGGCGCCCCGGCTGATGTTCACCCCGCGCACTTGGTCGACGCGCTGCGTGATGTCCGTCCAGGTGATCGTGCTGGGCAGCTGTACGAGCCCGCCCCAGCCCATTTCGACGAGAAGGGGCATCTGCTCACCCCCCTAGGTTCAGTTTTACGGTCGCGCCTTGCGCGCGGCCGAGTTGGACCAGGACCCGCTGCAATTCGCGGCCGACCGCGATGGGGTCCATCGCCTCTTGCACGGTGACGGTCACGTTGTAGACGATCCCGCCGCCACCGCCCGCACCCGCGGTCCGGCCGAGGACTGGCTGAGCGCCGGCCACACGGCCGGTCACCACGTCGAGGGCGCGGTCGAGGACGGGCACGCCGTCGACCAGGCCGCGTGCCAGCCCCTGCGTGGAGTAGCGGCCGAGCTGGGCCATGACGGTGGACGGGCTCTTGATGCCGAGGGCCTTCTTGATGGACTTCTGCATGCCCTTGGCGATGGACATCATCAGCTTTTCGATGTCCTTCTGCTGGCCCTCCAGTCCCTTCAGGAACCCCTTCCCGGCCTGCTTGCCCGAGTCGTACAGGATGTCGGCACCGGACCGCCCGAGCGCCGTGCTCGCCTTGTCGACGGCGTTCTGCGTCTTGTTGATGGATGCGAAGGTCGCTTTGTCCGCGCCGACGAGCGCGGAGGCGTAGGCGTATCCAGCATCCGGGCCCATGTCGAGGATCTGCCTCAACAGACCTTTGCTCAGGCCCTTCTTCGCAAGGATCCCGATGTACGTCGTGAACTGCTTGATCTGCGCGAGCTTCTGGCCGAGGCCCGCCTTGATACCGCCCGCCGTCACCTCCTCAGGCTGCATGCCGAGGTTCGACAGGCCGGCACTCTCGCGGGCCGCGGTGGTCACGTCGGACGCGTACTTCTTCGCCTCGGCGATCTTCGCTGCGAGCTTGTCGCGCTTCGTCGCCGCGTCGAGCAGACGCTTCGTCTGCTTGTCGATCATCTTGAGGAGCCCGGACTCCTTTTTCCCGGAGAACGCCGTCCGCACGTCGGTCGCGAGATCCTTCGACACTGACTTGATCTTGTCGCGGCTGCCGGTCAGCCCGTCGATGAAGCCCTTCCCGACGTCCTTCGCGAGAGCCTTCGTCTTCTTCGACGGAGACGCGATTTGCAGCTCCTCCTTGATGCCGGATGTCACCGCTGCCGCCATCGTGCGGGCAGCCGCACCGACATCGGAGACGGCACCAGACATGCCGGATACCAGGCCCTGCGCTACAGCCGCACCAGCTCCGGGCATGCCGCGCCCCGTGCCGAGGGTGTCGGCGTTGATGGCCTCGAGGAGGCTGCGGTACTTGGCGGTCGAACGTGCGTTGATCATGTACTCGCCGTTCGAGGCCATGATCGGAATGCTGTCCGAGGTGCCCGTTCCTGGACCACTGATCGGGCCGCCGCCAGGGAATCCGATAGGGCCGCCGCTGGCGTAGTTGCCGCCCTCGTGAAAGACCGTCCCCGCGTTCGACGTCTTCGTCTTCATCAGGACATACGTCACGGCCGTCCTGCCGTCGATCGCATTCAGTTGACGCTGCGCCTCGCTGATCTTGAACTTGAGGTCGTCGATGTTGCCCCTGATCGCCGTCTGCTTCGACGACGGCGCGTTCTTCAAACGCTTTGCAGCTTCGGCCAACTTCGACTTGAGGTCCTCCAGATTGCCCTTCAACCGCGCCGTCTTGTCGGGCGTCCGAAGGAGCTGATCGGCGAGCGCTTTCGCCTCCTTCCGGTTTCCCGTGATTGCGTAGGCGTTATCGATCAGGGATTTGCGGCCCTTGTCGTAGATACCTGAGACGGTTGACCACGAGGCCCCGTTCGCGCGGGCCTGCGCCGCGGACTCCTCGGTCGCCGAGGCGAGCTGAGAGAGGGCGTCCCGGTTTGCTCGACCCTTCTCCGTGTTGATGTCGAGGGTCTTGCCGTTGTCCTTGAGGGACTTGGCGACGTTGTCGATCGCCGCCGCAAATTTCGTGTCGGCGTCGAACGCCGACCGATGCGCCTCATTGAGCGCCATGATCGACTGCCGGAGACCGTCGGCGCTCCGCTGCTGCTCGGCGAGCGCGGCCTGCGTCTTCTGTGCCTGCGCGCCGAAGAGGCCCATCGACTGGGCCGCCAAGTCCTGCTCGAACTTCTGGTCGGCCAGCGCGGACTTGTATTTGTCCAGGCGGTTCTTGAAGTCGCCGACGTCGTGACCGCCCTTGGCGTAGGCGTCCGACAGCCGCTTCAGCGCGACCGCCGCCAGGTCCGCCTTGCCGCCCTGCACCAGGTTGGCGAGGGACTTGTCGATCGCGTCGATCTTCTGCTTCGCCTCGGTGTTGGGCGTGGAGTCCGCCATCCCCAACGAGAAGACCTTGACCAGACCCTGCTGAATCTTGTCAGTCGTGCTCGCGTCGGTGATGTTCCGGATGCCGTCGTACAGCCCCTTGAGGTTGCTGCCGAAGACACGCGCCGCCTCCCCCGACGACTTGCCCGTGCGGGCCAGGTTGCCCAGTGACGTGGTCAGTTTGTCGACGTCCGGCGGCGCCTGCTTGCCGATCTTCGACAGATTGACGAAGGCCACCGCGAGCAGGCCGATGCCGACGGCTGCCACGTTCAGCTTGGCTCCGGTGGACAGCGAGCCGAGCGCGGACCGCATCCCCGCCACACGACTGGACGCGCCGGCTGCGGCGGTCCTCATGGTGGTGATGCTTGCGGCGACCGTCGAGAAGCCGCCCGCCAGCACCTGGATCCCCGAGCCTGCCAGTCGGACGGCGCGGATCGCGAGCGCGGTCTGCATCAGGGTGGTGATGAACCCGGTGGGCAGGGACGCCACAACCTTTGATGCCGCGTTCGCCAGCTGCAGCAGGCCCACGCCCACGCCGGAGGCGGCCGTCAGCAGGTGTACCGCAGCCGTCGCGACGTTCTTCAGGGTGTCGGCGAGCAGCGGGCCCTGCTGGCGCGCGTAGTCCATGAACTGGGAGAGGGAGCCGCCGATCTTCCCCGCGTTGAGGGTGCGGGTGAAGTGGATGACGCCGTCGACGGCCTGGCGCAGGCTGGTGGTGGCGAACGTCGAGAACTTGCCCATCAGCCGGTCGACGCCCGGGGTGGCCAGTGCGCCGCCGGCGGCCGTCATGAGGCGGTCGAGCTGGACGGACGCGCCCTTCACGAGCGGGGTGAACTTCGGCAGCACTGCGGACGCGATGGCCAGGCCCTTGGTGAAGACGGGCATGGTGTCCTTGGCCAGGCCGTCCGACCAGGACTGGTACTCCTTCTTCAGCGTCGTCAGCGCGGCGGCGGCCTGCCGGGTCGCGGACGGCATCTTCGCGATCTGCTCCTGGAACTGCAGCTGCGCGGTGATCGCCGCCTGGGACGTCGCGCCGGACTTGGTGACGGCGTCCTCGTACTTCTTCTGCGCCTCGCTTGCGTCGGACAGGGCGCCAATCTGCGGGACGATCGCGGCACCGAACGCGGCCACCGCGACCGCGGCCGCGCCGGCCTGCGCGGCGAGCGGCGCCAGAGCAGCCGCGGCCGGGATCGCCGCCCCAGCCGTGACGAGCCTCTTCTCCAGATTCTTCGCGGAGTCGCCCACCTTGTCGAGCACTTTGGAGAGCCGGTCCCGGCCTTCCAGCGTGAACGTCAGGGTCGTGCTGGCCATCACTCACCTCCGGCTACTTGGGCCCGATCGGCCAGATGACGGTCGATCCAGGCGACGGCGGAGGCGAGCTCCTCGCGGGAGAGCAGGTCGATCTCCCACGGACGGATGTGCAGAAGATGAGCGAGCAGCCACCGGTGGCTCAGGACAGAGGCGCGGATTCCGAAAGGTTCTCGGCCGGCAGCAGCTCGGGCTCCGCCACGGCGAGGCTGGGAGCCTGCGGCACGGCGGGCGCCGGGGCTTTTGGGGCCATCTCCTCGAACGCCTTGTCCACGTCGGCCGGGTCGTGGGCCATGACCCGCATGTGGTCGGTCATCCGCTCGACGACCTCGTCCGTGGCCTCCGGGTTCTTCAGCAGTGCTTCGACCATGTCGAGGATCTCGGCGTACTCCAGGCGGGCCTTGGTGCGGCGCTTCCAGCCGGGCAGGTCGAAGTCGGAGAAGCGCAGCGTGGGCTGCTGCCGCTTGCGGAACGCCCACAGGACGGCGCGCATCGCGGTCGGGGCCTGCTGGCGCAGGGCGGTGTCGACGTCGTCCCAGTCCATGCCGGTGGCGGACTCGATGACGGACGACTCGATCGCGGACAGGGCGTCGGTGGAGACTTCCTCGACGGTGCCGTCTTCCTGACGGTACGAAACGATCACTTGTTGCTCCTGGTTACTCAAGACGACGGCGCACGTCGTCTAGGACACGGGCGGCTTCGCGTTCCATGCGGGGGCGGCCCTTGCGCACGGTGTTGTCCCACCACAGGGGGGTGGCGTTCTGCTGCACCCAGCGGCGCCGGTTGCCGTATACGGGGTGCCGGATCCGGCCGGTGTTGAGCGCGTTCGGCATCTTCAGCAGGTCGGCCGGCAGGCGGCCTTTGTCGACCCAGACGCGGGCGCCGGGGTTGCCCGACGTGCGGACACTGATGCGGATCGCGTCGGCGATCGTCGCGCGCAGGGGGCGGGTCGTCGGGGACGGTCCGCCCGGCCTGCCGCGGCGCCCCTGCGAGCTGATGTCCAGCCCGCGGATTGCGGACTGGAGGTCGTCCCGCAGGGGTTCGGCGGCGTGCCGCAGGCGGCGCTGCATCGAGGCGCGGATGTTCTCGTGACCGGCAGCCCGCAAGCGGCGTTGCAGCTCGATCAGGCTGCCGGTGTTGGTGATGCGGATGTCGGAGACCACGGGGGTCACCTCACACAGTGATGTCCGTGGACATGTATTCGATCTTCACCGGGTTCGTGCCGTCGTACAGCGCGGTGAAGTTGAACGACGGCTTCACGACATCGAAACCGTCGACCACCGGCGGGCCTTCGTCGAAGCGCACTGCGGGCAGGGTGATCCGGAACGTCTCGAAGTAGGTGGACGCGATGAGCGGGCCCACGAACTCCCACACCAGGGACGTGGCCGCGTCGCTGGTGTGCAGGTCGTCGAGGATGGTGTCGATGTAGTCCGTCTCCAGCGTCCCGGTGATCTTCACCTGGTCGTTGGAAATGGGCTCCTTCTTCAGCCCGGCCTGGCCCGCGTAAAAGCGCTCCGTGGCCTGAGGCCGCTCGATCTTCACCGAGACTTTGCGGACGCCGTCGCGTGCGGCCTCCGTGCCGTAGGTTCCGGTCTTCACGGCCATCTGCCCGAAGTGGAACGGGCTCATGTTCGGGTAGCTCGCGACCCCGAGCGTCTGCGCCTCGTCGCAGGTCTTGCCGTCGAAGTCGAACGTCCCGGTGAGCATGCCGCCCACCTCGCACGCGAACTCCGCGCTAGTGACCTTGCAGCCCAGAAACGTCTTGTCCGTGACGGTGCCGGTCGTCAGCGGCACGCCCTTCTGGATCGTGAGGCTCTTGCCCGCAGTATCCGCCAGGGTGTGCGTCTGCAGGTAGGCGGCCGTCGCAGCCTGCTGCGTCGGCGTGACGGTCGTCCCCATGAGTGCCTGCAGCAGTACGCCCATGGACTTGTTGACGATCTCCAGATCGATGGACCCCTGCACCTCCTGGCGGGTCAGCACACGCCGGGACGACAGCGGCAGCAGACGGCCCCCCGCGATGCCCGCGGACTGGGCAGTCGTCTTCTTCAGGACGAGGCTTTCCTTGGTGAACTCCACGAACTTCGCCGGCGCGACGAACGTGCCGTAGGTGCTCTCGGCACTGACGCCGAGCTGGGCTCCAAGGCCCGAACCGATCGCCATCAGAGATCAGCTCCCTTCGCGGCACGCGCCGCCCTCTTCGCCTCGGCCGCGGCCTTCAGGCCGGGCTCCTCGACGGACTCCCAGTTGCTGGGCTGGCAGACGTAGCCCTCGAACCGCTCGTCCGGGACCTCGACGACGGTGTCCGGCTCGACGAGCCGGTCCCCGAGCTCAGGCACGGTGACAGGCTCCGAGCCCACGTAGCGCACACGCGCCATGGCAGTACTCCTTCTTGGGTGGGGTGGATCAGATACGGGCCTGGCAGGTCACCGTGAAGGCGAGCCGCGCGATGCTGCCCTCGGCCTGCTCTTGGGCCAGGTCGCCTGCCGTCAGGTGCGCCCACAGCACCGTGCCGTTCAGCGTCGGCGCGGTCGGCGCGACATTGGTGGCACGCAGCGCCGTCTCCACCTCGCCGACGAGCGCGAACACCTCGTCGCGGCGAGCCTTCATGTCCTTGTCGCCCGCCCGGGCCTCGGCGTAGCAGGAGATCGTGAAGGCCTCATTGCGGGTGCGGGCCCCGGCCGCGTTGAACTCCTGCTGCAGCGACACGGCGGCCTCGCCGTCCGGACGCCATCCGACATACAGGCGCCGCAGCTGGGTGTAGTTCAACGCCTCCGGCCCGTCGACGATGGCGACCTCGGCGAGCGCGGGCGCCGCCCGCAGGATGGCCAGCAGCGCGTCGACGGCGGCTGGGACACGGGAGGTCATCATGCGAAGCCCTCCAGCTGCCGGTCGCCCTGCAGCAGCTGCAGGGCACGGTTGGGGATCGCGTAGCCGAAGCCGGGCACCTGCTCGGTCACGTTGTAGTCGTCGCTGCTGGAAGGCCCGCGCGCCGCACCGTAATTGGTGCGCCACAGATGCTGAAGGATCAGCTTCGCCGCCAGCGACACGTTCGCCGGGACCGCGGACCGTCCCGCGGTGTAGGTGAACCGGTACTCGCCCGGCCAGAACGGCAGGACGTCCGAGCGGCGCACGATGCCCGTGTCCGGGTCGATGTCGAGCGCGCTGACGTCGATAGGCAGCTGCCAGGACTGGATGCCCACAACCGACGTCACCGACAGGACCGGGTGAGTGTGCAGCACGACGGAGTACCCGCCGCCCCGCACGACCTGCTGCACCGTCCGCCGGGCCACGGGCCCGACGAAGTATTCGACGCACTGGGTGGTGGCCTCGATGAACTCCCGCAGTTCCTCGTCGTCGCCCGTCGAGGTCGCCGGGATGTCGAGCTTGGCCTTGGCCGCCGCGAGGGAGAACAGCAGCGGCGGGGCGGCCTCCCGCACGTCCAGGACATCCGTGTAGGCGCAGGCCGGGCCGGTGAACACCCAGCGGACCGAGTGCCGTCCGGCCTGGGTGGTGACGTAGTCGTAGGAGTACTTGCCGGTGGCCGCCGGGGGATTGGTCACGGCCGGGGTCGCGGTCGTGCCGTCCGGCAGGCCGATGGTCAGCGTGACGCCGACGGCGTTGGCGGCCGTGCCGCCCGCATCGGTGCAGGTCGCGGTCAACCGCGCGGTGTCGCCGAGATCGAACGGCACAGCTCACCCCTCCCGTCAGCTCTTGCTGGCCCGGCCGCCGCGACCGGACGCGGTCTGCTTCGGCCGCGAATCGGCAGCGGTCTCCTGCGCCTGCGGGCCGCCACGGCCCGTGCGGGCGTCGTCCTCGGCGAGGACTTCGCGGATAGCGCGGGCCTCTTCGGTGGCCTGCCCGGCAGCGCCGTCCTGGCCTTTCTCGGCAAGTTCCTTGGCCTGCTTCTCGAGCGCGGCGGCCTGGCCCCCGAGTTCGCCGCGGACGCGGGCGATCTGCTTCTGAACCTCGTCGGCCTTGCTCCGCCGGTTCTCGCAGTTCGCGAGCTCGTTGCGCAGCCCGCGAAGTTCGGCAATGCGATCGTGCATCGCGCTCTCCGTTCCAGACGGTACGGGCCCGCCACCAGCTGGCAGCGGGCCCGTAAGGACTGTGGGATCAGAACCCGGCCGGCGGGATCATGCCGGTGCCGGAGATCGCGCTGATGGCCTCCGGGCGGCGGTTGCCCATGAACGCGAAGTAGTTCCACACCTGGAACCGGACCTGCAGAGTCCCGGAGAGGACCTCCTGCAGCACGCGGGTCCGCATGTTGCCCTCCCACAGGTACATGTCGGAGGTGCGGGCGGTGATGATCCGGGTCTCGTTGGTGCCCCCGCCGAGGTTCGACGGAATGTTGCCGTCCGTCAGTACCGGGAGCGCCAGCATGCGGCCCGCGGGGCCCTCGCCCACAGCGCCGGCGCCGGTCTGCAGGCCGAGGACGTTGAAGCCGGTACCGCCCTCGATCTGCACCAGCGGCCGGTTCGCGCCGTCGAGCTGAGATGCGATCCAGTACCACATCGACGGCGTCATGAAGGTAGCCAGCGCGGGCATCTTCCGGTTCTTCTCGACCTGGCTCGCGGCCTGCGCGAACGACGGCCACATCTCCAGGAAGGTGGGCGTGGCGTCCGTGTACGTGATGGCGTTGATGCTGGACACGTTCAGGATGCCGGTCGCCTGCCCCGCCGAGCCGGAACCGTTGATGACCTGCACGTCGAGCTTCTGGTTGTAGTCGGCGATCAGGTCCGCGAAGACGATCTCGTCGAACGACACCGGGGACTGGTCGAGCAGCTGCAGCGCCACGTCCTGCTGACCGGCGATGGTGCGCACCGGAGCGGTGACGAACGTGTCGGTCATGTCCGTGCTGGTGACGGCCGCAGCATCCGCGGTCTGCACGCCCGTCGCGGTGCCCGTCGCGATCTTGGGCAGGTTGATGGAGTCGGTCCCGGACGGCAGCGTCAGGTTTCGCACCGAGTTGGCGATCGTCCGGCCGAAGCGCGGCAGATCGATGTACTGGTCGACCTGCCACAGCGGCGGAACGAAGTAACCGCCCTGCCCGTCGACCCGGTTGGGGTTGACGCGCTTCTCGAACGCGGACTCGGCGGCCCGCTCAGACACGCCTTCCAGACCGCGCACGCCCTGCTGGGCGGCCGCATCACGGGCGGCCATGCGGCGCGGCATCTCGACGTCGATCTCGCTGGCGTGCCGCTGGAGACGCTCGCGGGCCGCCGCAGGGCCGCCGTCGCCGTCGCCGCGACCCAGTTCGGCGCGGGCCAGGTCGAGGAAGTAGCTGTGGCTGCCGCCCCGCTCGTAGGTGAGCGGCTCGGACACCACCTGAACGCGCGGGCCCTCGGGGGTGTTCTGCCCGTACTTGGCGCGCAGTTCGGCGGCCGTGGCGCTGCGCTTCTCGTCCTCCTCCAGCTCGGTGACGCGGGACTGGAGGTCCTCGAGCTCGGTGTCCTTGGCGCGGATCTCGCCGCGCTTGGCGTCGAACGCGGTCTGCTCGTCGGCGGACAGCTTCTCCCGGCCGGCCTGTTCCGCAGCCGTGACGATGGCGTCCAGCTCGGTCTTCAGCGCGGCCCGGGCTTCGAGCGCGCTCTGCATCTGCTTACGCAGGTAGGCGAGCATGGCTCGCTCCCTTCAGGGGTTATCGGATGGGTCGCGCCCGCTGAACCGTCCGGGTGGTGATCCAGGTGGTGGCGCTGTGCGGGCATGCCGTACAGCGCTCCGGCGTGGATTCCGGCGCGTCAGGTGGTGCAGGCGGGTAACGGCTACAGGGCCAGAGCGGCAGCCTGAGCCTGGTACAGCGAAAGCAGGTGCCCGGCCATTGGCTCGGGCACCGCGGGCGGCGAGAGGCGGCGCTGCAGGCGCTCCAGGAGCGCGCGGGCGTCGTCGTCGCCGAGCTTGTCGAAGTCGGCCGCCCGCAGCGCGGGCTGTACCGACGTGGCTGGGTTGGCGCCGAAATTGACCACGGACACGTCGCCGCGGTGCAGGTCGACTTCGAGGATGTCCCGCTGGTCGTAGTCCGGCGACCACATCTGGCGGGTCACGCGGAACGCGAACGACATCTCGTCGACGCTGCCGTCCTCCAGGGCGAGCAGCATGTCCTGGACGTCCGTCCGTGCCGCGGTGACGTCGGCCTCCATGTGCAGGCCCGTCGAGTCCTCCGACAGGCGCAGCGTGCCGGCCTTCGTGTACGCCATTGCCAGGCCGCCATGGTTCAGCAGCAGCTGCACCTGGGGGTTCTCGGACAGTGTTTTCGTGAACGCGCCCGTGCGGACCACCTCGGCGTAGGAGCCGAGGAAGTCCCACATCTCGTAGGGCTCCTCGACGACCGAGGCGTAGCCGGACACGGTGGAGACACCGGAGGCGCCGTCCTTGGCGCGGGCTTCCAGGTGTACGGGGTAGGCGCGGCGCACGATGCCCGTGACGGCGGCGCGCGCACTCTTATCGGTCATCAGTGACCTCCCAGCGGGCTGACTTTGGCGGGATCCGGCGGCGGCGCGGTGGGCTTGTCTCCCCACTCGACGGGCCCCCAGTCCTCGTGGTCCCGGACCTGGTTGACGGTCTCGAACTGGTTCTGCAGGGCGATCGCGTGCGCCTTGAAGCGGGTCAGCAGGTCCGTGCGGACCAGCGCGGCCCGGTTGAACTTGACGGTCTGCGGGCGCGGCAGCAGGTCCGACAGGGCCCGCTCGATGCGCACCAGCCACGGATCGACCGCGTAGGTGAGCAGGTCGAGGGAGCGCTGCTCGATGTTGCTGTAGGTCAGCGAGCCGCCCGTCTCATATCCGAAGATCTCCGCGAAACCGGGCCCGAAGATGCGGCAGCACTCGGCCGACGTGAACTGGTTGGTCTCCAGGAACTGGGACTCGTTCGGCGCGATCTGGATCTGCTGGTACTTCCAGCCGCCGCCCAGCACGGCAGGCTCACGGCGGCCGTGGATGGCGGCCATGAACCGATCCTTCGCCGTCTGCGCCTGCTTCCGGTCCAGCTCGTTGTCTGTGGTCAGCACCCCGGAGGGGTGGCCCCCCTCCTTGAACCACTGGTAGCCGAACTGCAAGGCGCTGATGCCCGTGGCGATCGTGGTGGCCTGCAGGGCGATCGGCGACAGGCCCAGCACCTGCCCAGGCGCCGGATGCACCCGCCGGTGCCAGACCTTGTCGGCGTCGACCTGCTGGCCGTTCATCCACCAGTGCGGGGCGCCGTCCTGGTCGGGCAGCAGGTGCACCAGGTCCGGGTGCTGCAGGACGATCTGTGTCGGTGTGCCTCGCCGGTTGTCCCTCGCCCCGACGTGGCCGTAGGCGTTGCCGCGGAGCATCATCGAGTAGGTGTACTGGTACAGCCAGTCCGGCAGGCCGTGCCCGTCACCGCCGAGATCGGCCAGCCAGGAAGGCAACGGCTGCGGATCCCGCGAGCGCGGGAAGTAGTCCAACGGCATCGTCTCGGCGATCGTCGCCACCAGGTTCACGCACGACCAGATTGCGACCTTCTGCAGGGACGCCTCCGTGCGTGACAGGTCCACCCGGGCGTAGTTCGAGCTGATTCCGCCGGCTTGCGAGTTCGGCGGAATCGGCGGGCTGGGGAACATCGCCCCCGCGCGCTGCTCACGTCGGAGAAGGAAACTCATCCAGTCCTCCTACGGATCGTGAGACGGTCGATGGCCTGGTCGGCCAGCACCAGAACCCCGGCGGTCAGGAAGCCTGCGGGCGGCCATGCCAGCCACGCCCCGACGGATACCAGTGCCCAGCCCAGCAGGACCGGGAAAGCACGCCACACGGCGCCCACGGCCACCCCGAGCGGGGCGGCGAGCCGCACCGTCAGCGGTTCCTTGCTGGGCATGAGCACCCCCTTTCACCAGATGTTGTCGAGCGGGTCCGTGTCTTCCTCGACTTGGGCGCCCAGCCCCCACTTGGCCAGCGTCACCGCCACCAGCGGGCTGATGTCGACGCTGACGCCGCGCCGGGCCCACGCCCACGCGTCGCCGAGCGGCCGCATCTGCGCGCCGGCCAGGGCCGCAGCAAGCGGCGCCTGGTCGAGGTGGCTGAGTGTCTGCTCGGTCACCGCGTCGTAGAACTGGCCGCAGGACTGCGCCACTTCTCGCGTCTTGGGCTGCACCACCTCGATGCCGAGGCGTTCCTCGAGGGCCGGGATGAGCGAGCCTGCGGGGCCGCCTGCGTCGACGACCCAGCACCGCGGCTTCCACTTCTTGTGGAGGGTTGCGGCGCGGTCGAGGATCCACGCGGTGCCGGGCTGGTGGTCAACCACCTCGACGTGCGTGCCACCCCGCCACGGGCCCGCCACGCCGATCGCCGCATGCGAGCGCTCCGGCGTCATGTCGATGGCGAAGACCACACGCTCGCCCGGCGCCGACTCAGCAGCCGCCAGGGCCCGCCACGCGTCCTCGCCGATGACCTGCCACGTGTCCGCGGCGTCCGACGGGTACACGCCCACCCCCAGGCGCTCCCGGGCGTACAGCACGTCCCCGAGCGTCAGCCGCTCGTTCACCGACTTCTCCAGCGTCAGCCGGTACCCGATCGCGGGGTTGGCGATCAGTATCGACTCGGGGGCGGCCACGTCGTCGTGCTCGGTGCAGCCCTGGCCGCACTCGTCACGGTGCTCGTTGATCGACCACTCGCAGTAGGCCAGCGTCGGATCCGGCACGCCGGACTCCAGCGCCGCCAGAGCGCGTCGGCGCAGGCGGCCCAGCTGTACGGACTGGAGGCCGACCCCGGCACTGCCCAAGTACCAGGTCTGAGGGTTGGCGACCGCGGCGAGCGTGGGCGCCAGGGCGGCCATGGCGTCATCGCCGAGGATCATGTCCTCGTCGAGGACGATGCAGTCGGCGGTGAAGCCACGGCCGGAGCCGCCGGAGCGGGCGATGAACCGCAGCAGCTGCCCGTTGTGCAGCTCGATGCCTTCCTCGCCGACCGTCTGCCAGTACCGCTTGACGCGTTTGTGCAGGTCAGGGCATGCGCGGATCAGGCGCTCGATGCGCTTGAACGCGTTCTTCGCCGTCTTGAACTCGTGCGCCGAGTGGAGGATGAGCTGCTCGCCGCCGATGAACAGGCCCCACAGCTCGCGGGCCTCGATGATCCCGCCCTTCCCGTTCTGTCGGGGGACGTTGACGCACACCTCGGGCGAGGCCCAGTTGCCGTCGGCGCGCTCACCCATGCCCTGGTCGAGGACGAACTGCTGCCACGGGTCGAGCTTCAGCCCGGCGCGGGCCGCCAGGTCGACGGCTTCCTGCCCGGCGCTCGACAGTGCGATGCCGGGCACGGTGAAGATGCGGGGGTGCTGGTGGCCGTAGACGGGGCCGTCAGGCGTCACCTGCGGCCCGTTCTCGGGCTGCGGCGCGGCGCTTCTCTCGCTGCTCAGCAATGTCATCGACCGTGTCCCCCTTCTCCCCGACGGGGGCGAGCTTGCGGAGGTCGGCCATGATCGAGCGGAGTTCGCGGGCGGCGACGGCCTTGGCGGTGGGGGCGTCGACGCCGTCGATGGCCTTCGCGAGGTCGAGGGCGACGGCCGCCATGCCGGGCGACGTCTCGTGCGCATGGAGATCGGCGAGCTCGGAGTCGATCTCGTCGGCGACGCTCATGATCGCCCCCACTAATTCACTCGAACCCGGTTCGCGGAAATAGCGCGGTCACACGGAGTGACGGCCGCTAAAACGGTCGAACCGAGTTCGCGCGGATTGATCTTTTAAAATCGCCGCGCAAAAAAAC